AACCCATTCCGCATTGGAGCGCGTGTTGTGCCTGTGTCTGGCTCGGACATGCAGTTCGTTGCCAAGACTGGTAACGCGACCAATCAAACCAACCCTTGGGGATATCCCGTTCAAGATAACGTGGGTTCACCCAACACCAACACCACGATTTGGCAATTGCCCGTGCGTGCTGTAACCGCTCAACTTCCAATTCGCTCTGCTGTTCTGTCCGATGTGAACGCTCTGGAATCAACAATCGTTGAAGACTTGATTCTGGAATTCAGCAAGGTCGAAGCCGCTTCGATGGCAATCAATGATGATCAATCAGGTTCCACCACAACTTCCACTGGCGCAACGTCTGGCTTGCGTGGTCTTGATAGCTATGCGAGTGATACGACATCTGCATTCGGCACATCGGGAACTGCGATCACCAATGGTATCCATACGATTGCTACGGTGGCTCAAACGTCTGGTGGCGTGACCTACAACAACATTGTTGATCTGGTCAACGCATTCCCATCGCAATACTGGGCACTACCCGGCAATGCATTCCACATCCTGCCCTCGATGATCGACAGCCTGCGTTCGTTGAAAGACACGCAAGGTTTGCCTCTGTTCCTCGAAATGGGTGATGAAGATGCCGCCGCAGTTGGTCGTATGTTTGGGTTCCCCGTGATTCCGAACCCCTACTTGTCGAGCGACTTCCCCATTTATCTGGCGAACTGGAATCGCTTCCTCACCATTGGTGATAGCGAAGAAATTTCTATTCAGATGATGGACCAAACTGCTCCCGGCTTTGTTACCATCTACGCTGAAAAGCGCGTGGTATCCTCTGTGCGTGATCCGTTTGCTGGCGCACGCATGAGTGCCTGAAGGGAATAAATATGTCCACGGACAGCGTTCTGAATGGTTTGCCTCTGGGCGGTTCTTCGCGGAACCCGTTCAACTATTCCAAGTTTGAACAGATCAACCGCGATGTCACCACTCAGTGGCTGACCACCGATGAAATCACGAACCATCTGAACTTGTTTGACGATGAAAGTCAGGACGCATATGTCCAGACTTTGGATCTTGCAACTCGGATGATTATTGAAGATTATCTTGGGCTGTCCATTTTTCCTGTGACATATCGCGTTTGGTATGGCGCAGAATCGCTTGTAGCAAGTCCTGTGAGCCTCGATCTGCCAGAGGTAAGCCAGAACCCTACCGCAAGCCTTGCGCCCCTCACAATCGATTCTGTGGCGTATTACAACGCCAGTTTTCCTGCGGTCCTGACCACAATTGGATCGAGCAACTATTTCTACGACAACTCTGGCAACAAAGTGATCGTGAATAGCCTGCCGACCGACATCAGTACCACAATGACTGCGCCAATTGTTGTTCAATACACGACCGTTGGAAGTCCGCTTGCCGCATATCCTGTTATCAAACAGGCTGGCTTGCTCATTCTGACCGACCTGTACAACAATCGCGCAGACAGTACAGAAACAAAACTGAAATCGGTTCCGCACAGCGCGCAAACCTTGCTTCGTCCTTACAAACCTTTGGTGATGTAAATGGCAATTGCACGCTTTGAGAATGTGACCATCAATACGCTTTCCGCATCAAAAACGGAATTCGGTGAACAAACGATTACTCAAACCAAATGGTTTGATACTCGCGGTCGCGTTTTCAATGTGTCGAACCCTGTGAAGATTTCGGACAAATACCGCGTTTATTCTGATCTGATCCATTTCGTGTTTAATTACACGCCGAATATGAAAACGATTGCCAACAATCACGTTGATTATTCGTTGATTTGGAATGGCAAGGAATACAGGATTACGGAAATTGTTGAAGCAAATGACCGCATGACTGTGAAGTTCATGTGTTATCGCAACGATCCAGTCACGGCGGTTTAAATGGCAACACAAAACAATGTCCTGACGTATGGCAAAGCAATTCAGTACCAACTGAGCCAGATTGTCAATCCGGTCCCTGTGTACTCGGCATTCAACCGCAATTTTGCGAAAGAGCCGAAATTTGTCACATGGATGTTGCGTAACGTTCACCAGCCTGTTTATACGGGTCAGACGAAAAACAACAAGGGCATTGACACACCAGTTTTCCAGATTTCGATTTTTACCCAAAACATCGAAGATGGATTTACAATTTCAAATCAGATTTTGCAAAGTCTGCACGGATATTCAGGTCAATTTGGCAGTGAAGAATCTGGGTTTTTTATTGCGAAAGCTGATGTAATGTGGCTATACAATAGCTACAACAACGAAGAAAATATGGCGCAAATCTTTTTGGATTGCACCGTTTACATCCCAGCATAAGACACTATTTGTTTAACTCTTTTGAAGGAAACTCAAAATGGCTCTTATCAACAAAGTCTTACCGGGTTATGTAGCAACCCTTTGGTGTCAATCTGGTGCTAATCCCACCGCTTTGACTGATGCAGAATTGGAAACATGGGCTGATGTGGAAGCAATCATCGGTACTGCCGCCGGTGGTACTGGTACTGATGGCATCCAAGTGCCCGTGGAAGCAATTCCTCCCTTCGGTGCTGATGACGCATCTGCCGCATACTCTGTGGCTGGCGCACGCACTGGCGCAAAGATCACCACACAGAACCAAGTGACCTCCATCACTGTGACTGCCGCTTGGAACCCTGCTGATCCTGCCCAGTTGTTGATCCGTGATGACGGCTACAACGGCACAATCATCCGCACCTACGTTGTTGCTGTTTATGATGGCACTGACACTGTTGCATACGCATTTAATGGTCGCGTTGGCGGTCTGTCGTGGGATATGTCTCCTGCGGCTGAAGGCAAGTTCAACTTCACCATCCACCCGACTGGTGGCAACTCCTACGGCTGGTCGAACAGCTAATACACGATGGCAACAATAAAAGACAACAACGACCTGTTGAGTTTTCTGGTAAGCCAAGCCGATTCGTCAAAGAATTGGTTTGGCTTTACTCAACAACGTATTACAGCCATCGCTTTGTCGCACGACATTGCGCGCAACCATGCAGACAAGATGTCTCCTGACGAGGCAGTGGATTACGCTGTCAAATTGAATCAGGTGATTTACGACAAGATTATCAAACCCGTAAGGTGAATACATGACAAAACTAGCATCGGTTTTTGGTGAGTCATACCAGAAAGCCTCCGTGAACCTGAAGACTCGCCAGTTCGAGTTGGGTGGTCACGTCTTCAAGGTCCGCATTCCGCTGTCATCCGATATGGAAGCCATGCAGGAGCGTATCGAGAAGTACGATGAAGCAGAGGCAGAAGAGCGATTCCAGAAGATGACTTCTGGCTTTCGCAAGAATTTGGACATCGAGGGCATTGTCATCAGTGATGATGATGTAATCGTTGAAGGCAGATCCACTCGTGATTTGGTGAAGACCATGATGACGATGGAGAACCGTATCGTGGAGTATGTCAAGTTGCTCGTTGCTGAAAACGGGTCGCTTGAAGACATCACATACAAAGACATTGAAGCTGAATTCCCGATGGCGATCCAACTGGAGTTGGTGTCGAAAATCACTGAAGTGATTCAGCCCGGATACAAGGACGCACGAAAAAACTAATTCAGGACGCTCGCCTTCAAGCAAGGGCGTACATTTATGCCCACGGTGGGTGTCCAGAATTAATTCCTGCGGACGATCTTCGTAATATCGAGATCATGTATGCGGACGGAATGATCGGGAACAAGGCTTTGTTGGTTGCTCTGAGTGCATTGACTACGGGCAACCTAAACGCGAAAATACAAAAGACAGCACAGCCGTTCACGATGAAAGATGTCCTGCCATCCACGCACGACTATATCAATCCTCCTCTGACGGAAGAACAGCAAAAAGAAGAGACAAATGCTCGGCTTTTGATGTTCCTGTCTGCCAAACCCGGTTCAGAGAAGTTTTTGAAGGCGAAGGATGTCGGACAACAAGGTCACAGTAAAACTTGAAGGCTTTGCCGAGTTTGAGCAACAACTCAAACAGATGGCAGAGGGATTCAGAGCCGACCTTGTAGCCCGCCAAACGCTTGTCAAAGCCGCAAAATCTGCGATGGACCCTGTACTGTGGTCCGCGCAGGCAATGGCTCCTGTGGGCGATAAACCACGGGACGAAAAGAACCCTTTCCACATGCGCGACACAATTCGTGTTGACGCACGCATCCCTTCCGAAAAAGACAAAAAGAGCGAGTATGTCAACGAGACAGATGCCGCTATTGCTGTCGTTTC